ACGAAGACTACCAAAAAGGTATGAAACAACTGAAGACACCTTGGCAGTCCGTGGGGGCTAAAGGAGTTGTAGCGTTAGCATCAAAGCTATCTCTATCGCTCGTACCTCCACAGACCAGCTTCTTTAAGCTACAGCTAGATGAGTCTCAGTTAGGAGAACAGTTTGAACCGCAAGTAAAATCAGAACTTGACTTATCATTTGCAAAGATAGAACGCACCATCCTTGATGCAATCGCTGCATCAGATGATCGTGTAGTAATACACCAAGCATTACAACATCTAGTTGTAGGTGGTAATGCACTTATCTTTATGAGCAAGACAGGTCTGAAGTTATATCCTCTTAATCGCTTCGTAATAGAACGAGACGGCAACGGCGATGTGATCGAAATTGTCACAAAAGAAAGAATCAATAAGGATCTAATTCCTAACTATGAAGATCTAGCACCAGACAAGATGAACTATGATCTAGTAGACGAAGATCCAGAAGACGAAGAGTGTGACGTATACACTCACGTAAGACGAGACAACAACCGATTTGTATGGTACCAAGAAGTACACGACAAACGTATACCGGGGTCACAAGGTAAGGCACCAGTAGATAGTACACCATGGCTACCACTACGATTTAACACAGTAGATGGTGAAGCATATGGTAGGGGTAGAGTAGGGCAGTTCATCGGAGATCTTAAGTCTCTTGAAGCATTGTCTCAAGCTATAGTAGAAGGTAGTGCAGCAGCCGCTAAGGTTGTATTTACTGTATCACCATCTAGTACTACCAAGCCTGCAACACTAGCACAAGCTGGTAACGGAGCTATCGTACAGGGTAGACCTGAGGACATTGGTGTTGTACAGGTAGGTAAGACAGCTGACTTCGCTACGGCGTTGCAGCATATGCAGACTCTAGAGAAGCGGTTGAACGAAGCGTTCCTGATACTGTCAGTTCGGCAGTCAGAACGTACAACAGCTGAAGAGGTGCGTATGACACAGATGGAACTAGAGCAACAGCTTGGTGGTCTTTTCGGATTGCTTACGGTTGAGTTCCTAGTTCCATACTTGAACAGAAAACTTAGCGTATTCCAGAAGACTGGAGATATACCACGTATACCTAAGGGTATGGTCAAGCCAATCATCGTGGCTGGTATAAATAGTCTAGGTAGAGGACAAGATGTACAAGCGTTGGGTAGTTTTTTACAGACTATTGCACAGACAATGGGACCAGAAGCTATTACAACATATATAAATCCAGAAGAAGTTATTAAGAGACTTGCAGCAGCACAGGGTATAGATGTATTAAATCTTGTGAAGAGTATGCAAGAAGTACAACAAGAACAACAGCAAGCTGCCGCAGCACAAGCTGAACAGTCTGCTATTGAAGGTACACCAGCTCTAATGAACTCACCTTTAATGGACCCAACTAAGAACCCTCAGCTATTACAACAGCAGGGGGCTCCACAAGAACAACCACCACAAGAATAATATGGAAGGAAACACACTAACTATGGAGTCTAAAGTTGAGACTACAACTCTTGACAATCTCTCAGCAGATGAGCAAGACTCCCTTAAAGTTGGCGAGCAGATGCAAGAGGCTCAAGACAATCTACTAGCAGGCAAGTACAAAAATGCTGAAGAGTTAGAGAAAGGTTATCTTGAGCTGCAACAAAAATTAAGCACCAACAAAGCAGAAGCTGAAGAAGCACCAGAAGAGCAGACAGAAGAGTCTGCTGAACCAAGTATACTAGATCGTATCTGGGAAGAGTCAACAAAGTCAGACGAGTTTAGCCCTGAGCTAACTGAAGAAATAAATAAGATGAGTTCTACTGAACTTGCTAACATGTACTTAGATTACAGACAGGCAAACGAAGAAGCTGAACCACAAGGAGCACGTGACTTTTCACAAGATGAGATACAACAGTTACAAGGTGTAGTTGGAGGAGAAAAGAACTACACTAACATGATAGACTGGGCACAAAAATCTCTTAACGAACAAGAGGTTAATATGTTTGATGCTGTCATGGCTAAAGGAGATCCTCTCGCTGCATTCTTTGCAGTTAGATCTCTGGCCTACGCATACAATGATGCGGTAGGATATGATGGTAACGTAGTACAAGGTAAAGCACCTAAGCAAAGTACAAAACAGTTCCGTAGTCAAGCAGAAGTTATCGAAGCTATGTCTGACCCACGCTATGAGAACGATTCAGCATATCGTCAAGATGTGATGGACAAACTAACTAACTCACCAAACGTAAACTTTTAGGAGAACAACATGCCCGGACATTATGGTAAGACAGGTACTAAAAAAAAGAAGATGAGCAAAGGCTTATCTAAACTACCTACAGCAGTACAAAAGAAAATCCTTAAAAAGAAAAAATAGTTATGGCTTACTCTGACGTAATGGATAAGTTAGGTCAGATTAAAATGACCAACATGAATCTGATAGCTCAAAGAATGGATCCTACTAAGACTCCAGAAACAGATCTATCAGGTTTTCAAGAACAAGGTGGGTACATCGACCAAGAGACAATAGATCAACTAGAGCAGTATGACAAAGATAAACAAACTAAACCAGTTGATGGTAAAGGTAAAGTAAACTTTAGAAAACTGATAGATCCAAATTATAAAGCTAATCGAAAGTTTCCACAAACTAAAGGTAACAATCGTTTCAAAGGTATGACTGACGATCAGATTAAAGAAGTAATAGCAAAAGAGGATGCTGAACGATTTAGAAAAGCTGAAGAAGAAAGACTTGACCAAGACCCTGAGCTAAACAAACAGCGAGAGGACATGCGTCAAGGTGACTATCTCGAAGACCCTGAGAATCCTTTTGATCTAAATACCTTGTTACAGATAGGTGGTGCAGTAGGTGGTCTGCTACCATTCATGGGTGGTAACATGCTAAGATACTTATTTGGTCCTAGAGCAATGGCATCTACACCTCAAGACGGACCCACACCTACTCGTCTTTTTTACAATGCTCCATACGCTAATCCTAAGATGTTTATAAAAGATAAACAGACTATAGATGATGCTAAAGAAAGGTTTAAATGGAACACAGGTATTAATTTGGCTAAATATCCTCATACACCACGAGGAGAGAAGATAACATTACCTAACGGAAAGATGATAGATTCTCCATTAAGATTTAGAACTGATGCTCAACGTGAGCAAGACATGAACGATTTGTTTAGAGGATTTAAGTACGATGGCACGTAAAAAAAGAGTCCGTAAAAGAAACGTCTCCCTTAGAATCGGCAAGCACAAGAGCCGTAAGGGAGGTCTCACAGCAGCCGGTAGAAAGAAGTATAACGCAGCTACTGGCTCCAACCTCAAGGCTCCACAGCCCGGAGGTGGTCCACGCAAGAGATCATTCTGTGCAAGATTCAGAGGAATGAAAGGTCCAATGAAGAAACCAAACGGCAAGCCTACACGTAAGGCACTTGCTATGCGACGATGGAAATGCTAATGGCATACAAAAAGAAAACCAAAAAGAGCAGCAAGTGTGGCTGCAAGCACGGAGGTAAAAAACGCTAATGGCTAAGAGAGGTCTTTACGCAAATATACACGCCAAGAGAAAGCGTATCAAAGCTGGCTCTGGTGAAACAATGAGAAAAGTGGGTTCTAAGGGTGCTCCCACGAAAGCTAACTTTATACGTTCAGCTAAAACAGCAAAACCTTACAAGAAAAAAACTAAAAAAAAATAATGACTAACGAACCACTCAATTTATTCGGAACTGAGACTCCACCCAGAGTCATTCCAAACTATCCAATTAACAAACATCCAATTATGACAAACGAAGCAGAAAGATTTAATGGCTGGGCAGCAATGCTCGGATTCGTAGCAGCAGTAGGTGCTTACGCAACAACAGGACAAATCATACCCGGTATATTTTAATGGCAGCTATCTCAGTAACAAGAGAAAGCCAAGCCAGCAACTGGGAGAGTTTCTGTCAGTGGGTTACAAGCACAGAGAACCGCCTATACGTAGGTTGGTTTGGTGTCTTAATGATCCCTTGCTTATTAGCAGCAACAACTTGTTTTATAATCGCCTTCATCGCAGCACCGCCTGTAGACATAGACG